TTAGAAGATGATGGCGATATATTTGAGTTGTTTGGTAAAGCAGGTAAATTCCCTGCTATGGTTGCTAATAACATTTCTAAAAGAAAACTTTTAGATGAAGGTAGTATAAGACTAGGAATACAAAAGCATGGCTATCATGAATATTTCTTAGAAGGAAATAAGTTTGAGACTAAATTTAACATTAGAAGACTTAAGGTAGATAATAAGGAAATGTGGCTAGCATGGTCTGGATATAAACAAACTCCTGCTGATGATGAATCAGATGCAGGAGTGTGGAATATTTATGAGGATAGGTATAAACAATTGACCCTTCCTACCAAATAGAGCCGTGTCTATTATATACTCAAAGGGAATAGGAAGGTTTGAGCAACATGAGTATAAGCGTCATGGCTACAAGGAATGATGAGTTCAACATTCTCAAAAGCAACGACGATTTAATGATTGGTGGATATGCAAGCATTGAAATTGTAGATAAACAAAACGATTTGATTACATTAAAAGCATTACAAGAATCAGTTAAAAAATTTATGGGAGACTCAAAGTTTAGAAATGTAATGACTAATCATTCAAATGTTCAAGTTGGAGAAGTCGTAGATTCATATAGAGATAAAACTGGTAAATTATGGAAATCCGAAGTAGATGATGTGGGATTCTTTGTAGTAATTAAATTAAGAGATGACATTGAAAAAGCAAAGGAAGTAGGAAGAAACATTCGCAAAGGGTCATTGAGGTCATTTAGTATTGGTGGACAAGCATTACAAAAAGTAAAGAAAAGCCACAATGAATTAGGGGAATATAACGAAATAAGCAAGTTAGAACTCCATGAAGTAACAATATGTGAAAAAGGAATTAATCCCGAAGCGAAATTCGATATTTTAAAACAAGATATAGGAAGTGAAAAAATGAGTGAAAAACTAGAAAAGGCACTGAGCGAATTGGACACCCTTTTGGAAGAAGTTAATATGCTTCGCAAAGAGGAAGAAGAGGATGAAAGAATGAACCCAAACATGCCTGAAGAAAAAGGTAATTATGAAATGGCTGATGAAGAAGAAGACATGGAAATGGCTGATGAAGAAGAATCAATGGAAGAAAATGCAGAATACTCTTCTTATGAAGAAGCAGATAAAGCATACCTTCGCACTCTCGATGGCGCAGGAAACCAAATTGGCGAACCTGCTGACCGAATCGTAATTAACAACGGTAAGCCGACTTCTTCGGACATGCCTGTTGTTAAGGCATTCTCAAACAATGAGTTTGATTCTCTTGATTTGAGCAATTCAAACATTGAAAAGGCTTATGCTGCTTTCCGTGAAGAACAACTCGAAGCACTTGCTTACGATAACCTCCGAAAGTCTTTTGAAACACGATTCAATGCCGAAAGAGCAAACCGTGAGAATATTCTAGCAAAGTCTCAATATGACGCAGCAAGTGAAATTTCTTCTCTAAAGGAAGAATTTACTCAATTGCGAAAGTCTTTGACTGCTGAAAAGGATTCAATCATTAAGGCTCAAAAAGAAGCAACAATTACACTTCCATCATTAGAAGACATTTCAGAAATGGATTGGTCGGATATTCATAAGATGGTAAACAACATTTGAAGGTGATTTAAGATGACAGGATATATTAACACAATTAGAGACTTAGAAGCGCAAACATACGGAATTAACAACTTACCTGCCGGTAATGCTTTATTGAAGCAAGCCGGTATGGTCGGCGGTATTCACACAGGACACGATGGTTCTCCATCATTGTCCGGTAGTGGAGTTTCCGATGTTTCAGCATTATACAACATCGTTTATGGACAAAAGGTTTGGTCTATGCTAAACCGAGAAGTCAATGCACTTTCAATGATTGCAAAGCGACCTTATTCTTCAAGTGGTTGGAGAGTATTAAAGAGCCGACCTGCCGGTGGTAGTGGAAATCTATTTACCGTTGATGCAAGCGGAACAGAAAACCTTGCTGAATTAGGTTCGGATTCACCAAGAGCAGATATGATTGGTGGTGTTCCTGAGAATGCCGCACTTTCAACTGCTCAAGATGGATTAGGCCCAATTGCTCCAACTTATGCTCAATTAAACATGAGTCCAAAAGTTGTTGCACATCAATTCGATTTCAGTGAATTGGCTATGGAAATGGCTCAAATTGACGATGGAATCGGAGATATTCGAGCGCAAATGCGTGAAGATATGGGTAAGCACCACGCTGAAGTTCAAAACAAGATGCTAGTTATGCCATTAGAACATTACGGTGAAAGTGCCGCTATGCCTAACATTGGTAATAACTATTCGTCATTGTTGAAGGTTATTACATCAAGAGCAGAATTACTCCTAATTGATGGTGGAGTTCTCGCAACCGATACAACCTCCGCTTCTAACGCATTAGGTAAGATTTACGGTAGTGAGCGATTTACTGCCGCTTCTTTCCTTGATGCAGAAGTTGATTTCGGAACAGACTATACCGCAGGTAATGTTCGTTCTTTAACTTTAACTCTTTTGAACAATATGATTCGTAACTTGCGACTTGCAGGTGGCTCTCCAAAGGTTATCCTTACTGGATATGACACTATTCAAGCATTGGCTGACCTATTGCAAAGCCAAGAGCGATTTATGGATAGAAAAGAAATTGTTCCTACCGTTAATGGTGTAAGAGGAACAAAGGGTCAAGAAGTTGGATTTAGAGTAGCAACATACTACGATATTCCATTGATTCCTGTTAAAGATATGACCGCTACTGGTGCGGCTTCGTCCAAACTAAGTGATATGCTTTTCCTTGATACAGACCACCTTTGGTTGTCCGTTATGAAACCAACTCAATACTTTGAGGATGGTATCGCAAACGGAAACCCATTCGGTGTAGGAACATTGGGCAATCGTGCGCTTTACCGAACAATTGGTGAAGTTGGCTGTTCATTCTTCAAAGGACAAGGAAAGATAACAAACATACAGTAAGGTGAAAAATATGGCATGGACAACAGATATATTATTAGAAATGAATTTAGAAGGAAACAGAAGAATGGTGTTCGGTAAGACAACCACTGATAGTGCGGATGACGATATAGTTACCGGACTAACAAGAATAGATGCTTGCCTCTTAACACATTCCGGTTCAGCAGTAGAAGCAAGTACGGCAGTAATTAAAGAAACATTACCAAAAGAAAGTGATGGTTTAGCGGCGGCTTCGACTGATGATGGAAAGGTAAATGTTATTTGCACAAGCGGTGATGTTCTTTTCTTTTTGGCAATTGGACAGTAAGGTGATTAATAATGGCACTAGCATTTACAGTAACTTTATTGGGCGACCATAAGGGAATTACACGGCCTAAAGTAGTTGGTGATGAATATGTGGTTGATGCTTTGGTTGATGTAAGTTCAATAGTAGCGGCAGGTTCAGTAATACCTGCTTCTTCTTTTGGTTTATCAACAATTACAGCGGCAGTAATTACAGGACATGATAACGCTAATGGACTACAAGCACAAATAGAATGTTCAGCAACGGGGGCTTATGAATCTGAAAGTTCAATAGCACTGATGTTTACAAGTTTAGACGGAACAAACGCTACTGCGTCAAATGATGCTGATGGCGGTTCAGTCCGAATGCGTGTTTATGGTAACATTTGAGGTGAATTGAATGGTAACGGTTCGATTGAGTGATAATTCATCAATTCGTCGGCTTTACATCAATCCAAAACAAGAGATTACAAGGGAAGACGCAGTAGCCGTTCCGCTAAAATGGGCGGCTACTCGTCTTTCCGACCCAAATTATTTCTTTGTTTTTGGTGAAGAGGATAAGTCAGAATTGTTAGAATTGAACGATAGATTTTTACAAGTCTTTTCTGCGGAAATGGGTAAAGAGATTTCTTCAAGTAAGCAACTACTTGAAGAATTACTTCCTGCTCCTAAAAAAGCAATTCTACCAAAACCTTCTCTTAAGAAAACAAAGACTCAAACAAAGTCTAAGTCTTCTTTAAAGAAGTGAATAGACCGACACATTAAATAGGAGGGGGCGACTTTCCCCAATTAGCGAAGTGGTATTATGGCGACAGGTTGTAGAAGTAGCGGTGTTTTAACATCAGATAAATTGGTTGTAACAGGACAAGTAAAACTAATTAGCATTCATGCAACCGAAGTTGGTGGTTCAGCGGCAGTAATTAAAGTATATGACAATACAGCCGCTAGTGGTAAAGAAATCGCAAGGATGACTTTAGCCGCTAACCAAACAATTGAATTTGACATGCATGGTGTATTATGCACTAATGGTTTATACTTTGAAGAAGTCAGTGGTGCAGTAGCCGTGTCTATTGAGTTTGCTTGAGGTGATTCAATGGCGGCATTAAATAACGATACTCGACTGGTTATGACAATTTTATTTGTCGGAACAGTCAGTGGGGCAAATGTTTATTTCTATTCAGCATACGGTCTTAATTTCCCTTATGGCCCATTAGCACACTCAGTCTTATTTGGGCTGATTACAGTTGGTGGCATTATGGTTATGAAAGCACTATTTGACTTATCTCTTAATGATAGAATTGAGATTAGGTTGCTAGATAGGCAAATTGAAGCACACTTTCAAAGGGTTGCTAGAGAACAACAAATTAAACAGAAACTTCGTGAAAGTATGAAACAATACGGAGTTAATAAGCGGGATTCATGGAACAATGTTTATCCCGAAACACAAATCGCTTCGTTTGAAGAAAGTCAAGTACCTAATGAGTTTTTGGCTACTCTTCAACCATGAGGTGAAGTAGTTGGTTCTTAGCGATTTAATGGGTTTCTCCGACTCCGACTACGCATATAATCAACAAAGAGCGCATTCTGCGGATTTGTTTTTTATTAAAATGCGAGCGTGGTTTTGGGGGTCTTGTGCTACTTTATCTATGTTTCTTATAGGAAACATAATGGGTGTTTTTGACATAAACATTATGGGTTGGATAATTGAAACTATTAAGTCAGTATTTGGGGGTCATTAGATGTCAGTAATGGCGGGCTTTGCGATTCTAATTACAGAAGCAGTAGTGGCTTTTTATAAAAGAGTCCACGCTATTAATTTTGGAGTTTATGGTGCTACTATGGTTGGTAAAACAACATTAAGTTACCAATTAAGAACAAGAGGCGAAGTCCAACAAATCAATAAAAGAACAGTTGGTTTGGAAAGAGCAAGTAGAAAAGTAGTTAAGTTTGACGGAGACTCTCATACATTGAAAAGTGCAGATATTGGTGGAGAAGCGATGTATTGGAAACAATGGGTCGAAGATATGAAATCTAGAAAGGTTAAATATATTATTTTTATGATAGACCATAGGCATTTGGATTCAACATCTAACTTAGACCATCAATTAGCATGGAAATTTTTAGTAGATACAATTACCTCTAATATTTGGCCGAATGGAAAAAGAAAAAAAGAAGCAGATTATCCTATGGCTGTAAGTATTTGGGCAAATAAGTATGACATATGGGGAGACAAATATCCATTAAGAGAAGGGCAATCAATTGATAAGCACGATATTTATGAACCGTTTAAGTATGGTATG